GATCAAAGAATAACAGCTCTTGTTACAATTTTTCGGAATCAAAATAGAACCTGAAACTTAGCTGCTCTATCTCAACTTGTTACCTACTCTAAATGGATTACCTCACAACCGCATTCAACCGGATTACCAACTGGTTTACCAAACCAGCTAACTTCGAATTCGTAGGACTCTACTCCCTACCCCCAGGCCTTCTGCGTGTCAATGACACTGCAATTTCTAACCATAAGAAGACACTGGAACATTCTTTCAGCAAATATCTTTATGAAGATGAGATTCATCTCATCACCAAAGAATTCCGCCGATCTGATATTGATCTAGATTCAATTCTTGACGATTTCTTCTCTGGCGATGTTGAACCATTCGAAATACCATTCGACGAACACGTCGAAACCGGTCTACGCTGCATGGCAGACGCTTTCCGTCCGCCAAGACTTTGCCGTCCTGTTCACATCCTTGATGTGAAACATCACTATCCTTACAAATGGAACGTCAATGCTGAACCCCCCTTCTCCACTGATGAATACTTCCTATCACAACGTAAGACATTCGGCGAATTCATAAGCATGCACGAATACGAACACATTGATAAAGCCGACTTTTTCCGTCGCCATCCTAATCGCGAATCCCACGACCTTCTCAAAACCACCGTCCCTCCTAAATTTGGATACCTGAAATCAGTTATCTTTTCTTGGACCCGCCGCTGGCATCACGTCATTAAAGATGGATTCAAAGATGACACTGGCCTCAAAACAACCGGATACTTCTATAATCGGTTTATCTTCCCCATGCTCCTACACACTAAAACTGCAATTGTCAAACACAACGATCCCAACAAGATGCGCACCATTTGGGGCGCTTCCAAACCTTGGATCATTGCTGAGACTATGCTTTATTGGGAATATATAGCTTGGATCAAACTACACCCTAGCGTCACACCGATGCTTTGGGGTTACGAAACCTTCACAGGTGGATGGTTCAGACTAAACAACCAACTCTTTTGTGGTATGATCAAACATTCATTCCTCACTCTAGACTGGTCACGCTTCGACAAACGAGCGTACTTTCCACTATTACGCAGAATTCTCTACCAAGTACGAACTTTCCTCACATTTGATGAAGGTTACGTGCCGACACATGCAGCTCCGTACCACCCACAATGGGATCACGAAAAAGCACTGAGACTTGAACGTCTTTGGCTCTGGACACTCGAAAACCTCTTCGAAGCACCGATCATCTTACCTGACGGTCGCATGTACCGACGCCACTTCGCTGGAATACCTTCTGGCCTGTTCATCACTCAATTGCTCGATTCCTGGTACAACTATACTATGCTCGCTACCATTCTAAGCTCTCTGGGCTTCAATCCCAAACAATGCATCATCAAAGTACAAGGCGATGACTCAATCATTCGCTTAACTGTTCTCATACCTCATGAAAATCATCTGAAATTCATGGAACGTTTGACTGAACTAGCTACTTATTATTTCAATGCCATTGTCAATGTCAAGAAGTCTGAAGTTGCGAACACACTAAATGGACGCGAAGTACTCTCTTACCGCAACCACAACGGTTTCCCTCACCGTGACGAGATCAACATGCTTGCTCAGTTCTATCACACTAAAGCAAGAGATCCGACACCCGAAATCACTATGGCTCAAGCAATAGGTTTTGCCTATGCTAGCTGTGGAAACCACAAACGCGTACTTTGGGTACTGAACGACATATACAACTACTACAAGGACAAAGGCTACACACCTAACCGTGCAGGTCTGTCTCTAACATTTGGAGACTCACCAGATCTGTTTGTGCCTGAAATCCCTCTTGATCATTTCCCTACAACTAAGGAGATACGTCGCTACCTGACGTGTTCTTCTTATGTTAATGAAGCACAGAACGCTCGGACTTGGCCTAGGACCTTATTTCTTAAGGATCCTGCTGAGTAAAGCCCGATCGCTTTGTTTGTTATTTTTTAAAAAAAAAAAAAAAAAAAAAAAAAAACAAAAACTAACTGCC